CCACCAATGCAAGAATCAAGAATAGATTATATGAAGAGAATTGGAGAATTTCCGAATTTAAATACAAGTAGTTTAGAAGAAATATTTGAAAAAGGATTTTTTAATAAAATTGAACAAACTTGGAAAGAAGTGCCATTGCAGGAATGTTCTAAACAGTGTGGATCATTTGACAAGTTAGGAGAACAATTTGAAAATTGAGATTAAAGATGTTTTGTTTTGGATGGATGCCATCAGAAATTCTGATGATAGATATCGTACTCTTGAAAGTTTCTGGAAAGGACAGATCAATAGTAAGTTATGGTTGATAGACAATCTTAAACACTATAATCATCCTCATCCTTACAATATATTACTTTGTGGTGGCTGGAATGGCGTGTTAGCAACGTTATTGTTCAATACTGATTTAAATATTTCTAAAATTACAAGCATGGATATAGATCCTAAATGTGAAAAAACTGCTTGTGATATAAACAAAGCATACGAAATAGCAGGAAAGTTTAAAGCAATCACAAGCAATATGTTAGACTATAATGACTATGACAACTATAATTTGATAATCAATACTGCGTGTGAACACATGACACAAGATGATTTTAACAAATGGATCGATGCTTTACCAACTGAAACAAGAATAATACTGCAAAGTAATGATTATTTTGCACATGAAGAACACATCAATTGTAAAAGCACTTTAGATGAATTTCAAAACAGTTGTGGTATAGAAGTAAATTTTGCGGCTGAACTGCCAACAGAAAAATATAAAAGATTTATGATAATGGGCATAAAAAATGATAATGAGCAACAAAGACATAGAAGAATTCCATAATATTGGTTTAGACACTGCAACCAAAGTGTTTAATAAATTTAAGGATGGAACTTTAGATTACTTGGAGTTAGATTTAAATTTTAATGATTACAAAGTGAATGAAGAATTTAAAAAGATTGATCCTTACTATGTTGAACACAGAGAGGACGAAACACATAAAGGTTGGGAAAGTTGTTGTTTGCATGGACTGGGCATTGATCAAACTAGAGTTGCAAAAGAATATGGATACGATGATGAACTTAATGCTCCGTATGATTGGACACCTTTGCAAAAATTGGCTCCAACAGCAAAAAAATTCTGGGAGGAATTTCCCGCAGAGAGATACAGCAGAATTAGATTTATGAAACTTAAACCATCAGGCATGATAGATTGGCACAATGACGACCCTGGCACACCTCTACCAGATGATTTGTGCAAATACTTAATACCAATAAATGTTGCAGTGCTACATCCTGCTTTATGTTATATGGAAATGGAACCTGAAAAAATATTACCTTGGAAGCATGGCAAAGTGTTTTTAGTAAACATTTTAAAAAATCACAGAGTAGTGAACAATTCTAATGTAGACAGAATACACATGATTGCTCAAGCACACATCGGAAACAAGAGAAAAGCATTTAACGAATTACTAGATAGGAGTATACAAAAATATGGCGTTTCTATTTGAAGCACAAACAAAAGAAAAGAAAAATATTGTTTTCATTTGCAACACTAACTTTCACCAGATAGACAATGCAAGTGCAAAAGAAACAATTATGAATATTGCTGAATATCAAATCAGCAATATTACAAGCAAAGGTTATGACTGTTATGTTGCTATCAGTGAAGACACAACTTTACAAAAGGTTGTAGATGATTATGATTATGCAGTGTGTTACAGCACAGATACAGAGTTTGAGGGAGATAAATTTTTTGAACACTTACATGAACTTATTAAATCAGAGTTTTTAGTTGCAGGACATATATTGGATAGAAAAGAAGGCTGGTATGAAATTCATGAACAATGTTATGTTTTAAATTTAAAGAAATACAAAGAATATGAATGTCCTGAAATAGGTGAATTTAAAAGAAATGCAGAACATTTTGAAACAGTACCTATTAGGAGTGATGAAAACTTTCATGATGACCATACTCCGTTATGGATTAAGCCAGGAATTGAAATGGAAAAATACAAACACAAATGGCATGGTTGGAATCTTTTAAGAACCGCATTTGATAACAAAGAAGAAGTTCTTGTGTTTGATGAAAATATAAGACACTCAAAAAGATGTTATTATGCGGCACACGAAACTGACTATATTGAAAACAGCAGTCATATATTAAAGAAATACAATTTAAGTGCAAGTAGACTGTTTTATCCAATTAACACAGAAGAAGTTGTGCCGTTACCAGATTTTGTTGGTCCTATTAAACAACTAGTCACTCCTGCAAGTGGATTTAACTGGTTGAAATATTTAGACAAGTATGGATATGATGAAGATACAGAGGTAATATTTTATGATTATAATCCTAATGCACTTTATTATATGCAAACTATAATAGAAAAATTTGAAGGCGGAGACCTGCATAAGTTTTTAAAACAAAACAATACACACAGAACTCCTGATTGGATCAACAGCAAAAAAGATATTGCAGATTATATCAGTAAAATAGGAGGCTTGTTATCACTAAGAAGCAAATTAAAATTCAAATATGTTGAATGTGATCTTTTAAATGAATTCAATCTAAAAATTAAAAATAACAAAGGCACAATTCTAAATATTAGTAATATATTTGCCTATGAACCAACGGCGGCAGTAGTGCCAACAAAACAAAGAGTATTCAGAGAAAACAAATTAATTAGATTGTTAAATGAAAAATATGATAAAATTCATTTAATTGCATCTATGCACTCATGGACAGGTTACGTTGATTATCCTATGTTAGCAGGTCCAGTAACAAAATTTACAGAGTGCGATATAGAATCAATGAGAGCACCATTATGGCGCTTCGGAAAAGATTGGAAAAATCCAAAGGATCCTTATGAAGATGAAGAATAGTTGTACTTTCTGTATGCATCCTTTCACAGGACTTGCTACTAGAGAAGACGGCGCAATAAAAGTTTGTTGTAGAAGTTTGCCAATTGCAAACATCAAAGATATGAGTTTAGAAGAAGCATGGAACTCTGATGCAATGAAAGAAGTAAGACGTCAGGTTTTAAATGATGAAAGACCAGATGTGTGCCAGCCTTGTTTTGATTTAGAAGATCAAGGAGTACAAAGTTTAAGACAAAGACATATTACAGATTCTTCACCAGAATCAAGAAGTAATCTTTATCCAAATGCTTTAGATAGTTTACAAAGCGATTATTCAATGCCATTTGAATTGCCTACAATGGAGATTAAAATTAACAATTTATGCAATCTGAAATGTAGAATGTGTAATCCTTTGGACAGTACACAATGGAAAGACTGGAGCAGTATTGTTTCACACTATGAAAAGGAAGGCAATTATCTTGTAGATGCAGTAAAAAATTTAGGATTAGAAAAAGCACCATATGTTGGTTTGTTTGAGGATAAATTACACTTCTGGGAAAACTTAGAAAAACTTTTACCCTATTTCAAACGTGTAGAATTTGCTGGTGGCGAACCTCTTATGGATCCATCACATTACAAAATCTTAGATTTACTTTCTAAAAACGGAAAAAACATTGAAATAAAATACGCAACCAACGGCACAACACTTGGTATTAAAGGTGGTAGAACTGTGCATGAGTATTGGCCCAAGTTTAAAAGTGTTGCTGTAAATGTCAGTATAGACGGATTGCATGACACATATGAATATATCAGAGGTAATGGTAAGTTTTCAGATGTAGAATATAACATAAAGGAAATGAAAAAGATTCCAACAGTAAGCCGTATTGTGGGTGCATTCACAGTACAAGCCAACAACATATTACAAATAGACAAAGTAATTGATTACTTTTTAAATGAAATGCAAATTGTGTTTTATAGTCATAGAGTAAATTATCCAAGAGCCTTATCGGCACAGGTTTTACCTGAAGAATTAAAACAAGCAGTGGTTGTAAAACTAGAAGCAATGAAAAGCAAAGTAAAAGATTATGAGATGGTAAAAAAATATCCTGTGTTGGAAAAAATTACTTTACAACAGATACAAGACAATATTAACTTTTTACAAGCAAGAGATTTACACGAACATTGGAACGATTGTGTAGACTTCAATAGAAAGTTAGATGCAACAAGAAAGCAAGGACCATTTGAAAAAATTAATCCGGAGTTTGCAAATTATGTTTAGGGTTGAACATTTATACAAACACGTACAAGAAAGTGTAAAGGTAGAATGGAACCTCGGGAAAAGATGTAATTATGATTGCTCTTATTGTCCTGCAGAAATACATGACAACACTAGTAAACACACTGATATAAAAATTTTAAAAAGTGCTGTTGATTCTTTAGTTTCATCAATGCCGGATTTAAGAACCAAAGTAAGAATAAGTTTTACTGGAGGCGAACCTTGTGTGCATCCAAAATTTTTAGAACTTTTAGAATATGCAAGACCAAAAGTAAGTTGGCTTAATGTAACAACAAATGGAACAAGAACTGCCAACTATTACACACATCTACTAGACAATTTGGTAGATCATTTGGTATTCAGTTTGCACTTTGAATACGACTACCAAAAAGTTTTGAAATCAATTTTAAGGGCCGCACAAGGGTCTAAAAACAAAAATATACTTGTACACGTAATGATGCTTCCAGGACGTTTATACGACGTTAAAGACGTTTGTAGACACCTTTCTGAGGAGCAAATAAAGTTTGCACTGCGACCAATTCGTTGGACGCAAACGCACGATATTTTTGAAGACATGAATCGGTACTCGCCAGAAGAATTGGATTTTTTAAAATTGGAAAACCATAATCCACCACACAATGTTTTGATAGACAATGGACCAAAAACTTGCAACGTAAATGATATGCTTATCCAAAAAACTAATCAATTTAAAAATTGGAAATGCAATGCAGGACTTGAAAGTTTAATGATTAATTGGGACGGAGATGTACACAGAGCAACTTGTAGAGTGGGTGGCAGTTTGGGAAATATTTACGAAGGCACTTTTAACAAACCAACTGAACCTATTGATTGCACAAGAGACTGGTGCACCTGTGCCGCAGATATCAACATCACAAAAGTTAAACCTTAACTTTATCTAATAAACTTTCTGGCTGACACATACAAGTATTTGTTTTGTCACAAATTTTAGGTTTTATCACAGGATCAAATTTTGTCACAAAGTCTTTGTCATATATGTTGTAGTTGTCAAACAGTCTTGTTCTACAAGCACCTGTAATAATACCAGCAGGATCAATCATCATGCTGTCCACTCCTATGTTACAGCGCCATCCATAGAAATCATTCTGTTTGTTCAACACAATCCAGTTTCTGTTTACTCGCTTTTTAGAGCCGTCTTCAAACACAACAACAGGATTATCTTTAAGATGTTTTCTGTTTTTCCATATGTGCCATATGCTAGGTCGTCTTTTTGTAGGCTTGGCAACAAATGCTCTTTGTTCATCTGTGTAGTTGATTGTTTCATGCATAACTTCCATAGCACTGATAAACCATGGGTGTTTGCTTGTTTTACAAGTTTCAATTAGTTCTAAACACTTGTCCCAAGCAGTAGGATCCATTAAAACCATTACGTTTGGACTTCTACCCATCTCGTGCAGTGTGTCACTGACTTTGATAAAATGATCTATATCTACTTCTTTGTGATGACAACTCAATAAGATTTTATCAAACACTGTGCCAAACTTTTCCCACCATCTCAATGTTCTACTGCCATTGCTACTGATAGTGATGTATGCAGGTATGTGCTTTCTTATTTCAGTTACAAATTCTCCCAACTTGGGCCACAGTGTAGGCTCACCGCCTACAATGTGTAATTCTAACATTTCTTTGCCTATTGCTTTGTATTTGCTGAATAAGTGTTTAAAATTTTCCACTAATTGTTCCATGTCGTCTGTCCAACGATGTGTGCCTTCATGTGAACCTTTAAAACAATACCAGCAATTAAAATTACAGGTATTACCTATCATAAACTCGATACGCAGTATTTTTTTAGGTTGTGGATTGTGTACTTGCACTATGTTCATAGCAAGTGTCCTAGTTCAGGGAATATGTTTTTAGCATTTACTCCACGTATGGCATCTAACTTGTTGACGTATTCTTTGAATCCTGGCAGTAAGAATGAATTATCTTTCTGATTCATGTGTGCCAACACAGCCTCCCAACGACGCCAACCATAAGGATTTGTTTTCCAATATTCATCATCTTTTCTGTAGTTGTGCCACAGCCAATCTTTAAACTCCAAGAATCTTTGTTCTACTTCTTGCTTGTCTTCCTTGGGCAATATTTGAATACTTAAAAATGTTGGAATGTACAACAGGTGCATATTAACAAGTCCACCACCCATCTGCACATCACCTGGCACTGTGCCTAGGTTTAATTTTTTAAATCCGCTTTCAACTTTCCATTTCATAAAGTCTGGCAAGTGTTTTACATTAAAAATTTGTATTGCAGTTGCCAAACTTGTTTGTATGTTGTCTGGTGTGTTGTCCAACATATGTAAATTTTTTTCCACAGTGTCCCATTTAGTAGGAAAACGTATGTACTCATCACGTTCTTGTATTGCATCCATACTCACAGCAAACTTAACTTTTTTAAATTTACTCCACAGTTCAATTAAATCTTCATCAACCAATATGCCGTTTGAGTTGTAACGCAACAGTATCTTGTCTTGATAACCTTGACGTATGATCTCTTCTATAAACTGTTTGTGTTCCTTGATCATTAAAGGTTCACCACCAGCAAAATAAACCTGTTTTAGATTTGGTATTTGCTTGTACATCTCTTGCCAGAACTCAGGCTTTTCATGCCAGAAGTTGTTGAATTCTTTTTTGTCCCATTGCAGTTGTTGTTTGACATCTTTGTTTTCCAACTGTGGCATTAATTGTTGCCAGTCCTTTACCCATTTACTACTGTCATGTGGTGAACACATCACACATTTAATATTGCAAGTGTGTCCCAATCTCAAATCCAAGTACAATAAATCTTCTGGCACAGTGCCGTCTTCTTTTGTTTGTCTTACCAACTCTGGAATATCAACACCGTCCTTGTACCACGTGCCTGTTTCCCATACACGTTTACTGACAACTCCTACTTTTTCTTCTTCAAAACATTTGCTACAACTAGAAGGTATTTTGCCAGCCAACATATTTGTACGCACACTCTTCATGTAATCATTGTTCCATGCTTCCATTGGAGTATCCTTGCCAAAGTTAGCAGGCGTACCGTCCTCTTTTTTGACGAGGCCCACTTCGTGGTCGGAACCAGCGCCGCTGGCGTTCGCTGAACAGCACAATCTCATATCACCATTAGGTCTTGTTGCAAAATGTATCCAAGGCAAAATACAAAATGTAGGACTGCCTGAAACAGATTGTAATTCTCTCTGCCATTTACCTAACTGTGAATCTTCTGGATTCATCCAATATTCATTGTGATCAGTCATTTAATATCCTATACATTTTTTCTGCAACAGCATTGTTGCTTTCTTGTCCTGGGTGCATACCATCTGTTGCTTTATCATAAATGGTTATGCCATCGTTATGCCAATTACTAACATTTATAAAATCAATTTTGTGTCTTTCTAGTTCACTAGGCGTTGCAGGAAAATGAATATATTTTATACCTAATTTATTTAGGTACAAGTCTGCGTGTTGTATAAAGAACCAAGACTTCATTGCATAATCTTTTTCATCTAAAAATTCTACCCATTTGCGTTCTTGATGTGTTTTATTCCAAGGTCCTAATCTATCTCTAAACAAAGGAAACTTATGTTGGTTATTGAACAACATATCTCTAACAAAATGACTCCACATTATTACTGCAATATCATCCTTTTTGAAATCAAATTTTAAAATGCTGTACAATATTTCTACATTACTACTGCCTGGGAAAGATTTGTTTACAAGTTCCATATCAAGTTTGTTTGCCAATGATTGTGCCCAACCAAGTTTGCTAGGTTTAAGATGATGAAACTGATTAAAGAACCAATTTTTACAATCCTCTAATCCAGTTCCATATGTGTAAGAACAGCCAAACGTGATTAATCTTTGCATTGATCTTCTCCCCATTGTCTTTCTTTACACCAGAAACATTTACCGCACACAGGCACGGGCGACCCTGGCACATATGTCTTGTAATCCAAGTCTCCAAAGATTTCAGGATATGTGTCTCGATCACCTTCACAACTGCGAGTAAGATTGAATAGGTCCATTATGCCTAATTTCTTGAATTGAGCAACTATCCAATCCTTCTGTACATATGTGAATGGGTGACAAGCATAGCCGCCCATGTGTGGTTTGATGAGTTTTTCTAGAGTCTTATCACCAATAGTATCTATTAAGACATCTCTGTCCAATAGTCTCTCATCAAATTCTTTATCAGGATTCTTGGTCACAGCACAAAACCAAGCATCCAATTTTTCTGTATGAGCAACGTATTCTGCGTGTGCTCTTAATTCTATTTGATTACCGCTTTTCATTTTTCCATATTCGTCCATTATGTTTGGACCTTTTGAACCCCATTCTAAATCAGGAGCAATAAAATTTTCGTGTCTTGTGAATTTAATTGTTGGAAAATTATCAACTAACCAATGAAATACATCTAAACTGTTTTGTTTTTGCCAAGGTCTGGTCTTCCAACATCTAATATTTGTGATAATGTGTACTTCAGATGTGTATAGTTTTTGTGTGATTATACTGCACAGCAACACTGCCATCAAGGCACTGTCCGCTCCACCACTCAAACTGATGCCTACTCTTTGCCATCTTTCAGAAAAAGGAAACACAACTCCATTAATCTCATGGAGAATGTTTTTGTAGAGACTGGTTTGATAAACCGCTTTGATGTGTTCGTAATCTGGCATAATTGGACATGAATATTTATCGTTATTAAGTACGCATATAATTTTTTCCGATAAGTACAGTATGTTGGAAAGAATCAATACCAAAATAGATGCCAAATCCATTTTCGATATTACCAAACAATTACCGCCAGGTAAGAATGTTTTGAATAAACCGACTGGTGATTTCTTTTATGATGAATGGAAACTGGAAGACAAGTGGTTAGGCACACCTGTAGAAGACCTTTTGAGTCAATTACCTAATCATGGTGAAGCAAGAGTCATAGTTTTATCGCCAGGACAGAGTTATTGTGCCCATGCAGACATAGATGATAGGTGGCACATAACACTAGATGCAGAACAAAGTTATCTTATTGATTTGGATAACAACAAAAATTATAAATTAGAAGTAGATGACGAGGTTTATGTGATGGATTCGGGAAGAATTCACACTGCAACCAACTTTGGCTT